GTTTTCAGTGATTCAGTATATTCACAGTGGGAGATGAATCAATTTCCACCGCTATCAATTTAAGGGATATTGTGGGACTGCCACGGTGCATCCCTAAGCTAAATAGCCCGCACCTATTTGTCCTGATCTACGGTTGTTTTAAAATTGAAACTATACAACTTTCGCAGGAAAACCAGCTAATACATAGCTGGAGTGGTCCGTATTTTAGCTCTACAAGATCTGTGAGAGGTAAAAGGCGGAGGTTTGCCATAAAATTTGATACTTGCATCTATAAACTTAGGTGCATACTTATCAAAATATGACGGTGAGTGCAAAGACAATTCATACAAAGCCTGTGTCAAGACTTCATATTCATTATCAGGAGGGGCATTTCGTTTTGTCCAATACGGCATTTCCTTAATGGTATCAATATCAAGAGGGGCCAAAACTGTTTTATCAGCTACATAAAAACCCCTCTTAAGGAAAGTACAAAATTTTAAATCACGATATTGGGTTCCCAGGGGGGTCTTATCAGCGGCAGTATAGGAATACCCCAAATCCGAAAGAACTTGAGCAACTTTACCAGGCGTGACTAAATCTCTTAGCGTAGCCCTAACCGACCAAATATTATCATCCCCAAGTGCTATAAAACGAGCTTCTTTTGATATTAATGACACTATGTGAACATAATCCTCTTCCACTGCTATCCGGTGATCCTTGCCACAAGCTGCCCCAACTATAGCATAACGTAACAATATATTATTGCCTATAGTATTGAACATAGTAGTAAAGAAACTACCAGAGGGCATAGAACCTGCAGCACTCCAAATTATTCCATCACACAAGTACTGTGGATTCAATAACTCTTGGGAAAACACTTTCCTAACCATTGTATCTACTTCAGGACATCCTTTATAATAACTCTCAGCAACCCGAAAACACATACTATGTAGATTCTCAAGTTCTTTCTTATCATACTGAACATGATCTCCATCAATACAGGAAGCATCTCCATTCAGAATATATCTGTACAATATAGCCCATTCTTCACCGTAAGGATTAACTCCTACAGCACTACCATTAGCTATGCGATTGGACATCATCCATCTGATAAAGTCGCCGAAGTACATACGACAAGCGATGAGAAAGGCCAAATCTGTGCCAGAGATCATACGAGTCTCCCCAGTCTCATACTTAGCTAACTTCCTACGTTCATCCTTAAGGAAAGTCATAAAAGCATGTTTATCCCTCTCACCCATCTTGGCTTTTTCTATGATCAACATAACCTGCTCCTTAAGCTTTTTACAAGCAGGTGTCTCAAAATCATACGGTCCATCTTTGCCAAAGAAATCAGTTTTCCCAGGGCCCTCCGTGTGCATGCACAAGGGGTAACCCGGACTAGTCGAGCGAGGAATGCCCTCACAGAACTCAATACCAGGTATTCCCTCAACTGCTTCCTCAAAAGTCCATAAACGTGGTTTCCAAGGTTGGTTAGCTTTAGCATTTGCATGCAAATGGTGGATATACTCATCAGTAACAGCATCCAATAAAACAGAATTGTAAGTTGGAAATCCTCCACCATAATCCTTAAAAGCCTTGTGAATAGGTCTAACTAACTTTCCGTCCCTAACAAAATTCCTTAAGCGAGCTGGCCTGGTCTTAGCAGGTCCCCACTCACCATAAATAGCGCTTGGGATGATATTAGTTTTAGTCACAGTCCTAGGAGCTCTAACCTCTTCCATGGCAACCTTATTAGCACAAGG